CTTGCCCTTCTCTCCACATCAGGAAAAGCATACTGCCTACCTGATGGTATCTTTATTCTGCCAAGATTGATGGCTTCATCTCCTAGTTTCTTGTGCCACTTGGCTATGCCTTTGTATTTATCCATAAAGTGTGTGTAATACTCAGCCTCAGCTTTCGTTCTGCCAAAGCCCGTAGCCCCATAGAGAGGTGCAAAGGTGTGTGCCTTAGCCTCTTGTCTAGACGTTGGCTGCCCGGCCTCAGTGATAATCTTTGCCGTGTAGGAGTGCACATCAAATCCTGTAGATACTTCTTTCATAGCAACTTTATCCTGGGACAATAGGGCTGCTACTCTAAACTCTAGCTGTGCAAAGTCAGCCTCAAGTATCTTACCCTTCATACCAAAGTTATTGTTATTCCAACGGGACACAAATACTTTCTTAACAGGAAACGTACCACCCCTGGGCATGTTCTGCATATTAGGGTTGCGTCCACTGAAACGCCCAGTAGCTGTAACATGCTGCGTAAGACTAACATGTAGGAGCCCATCGTCTTTTGTGTAGTGTTCTATGCCGTCAACAAACGCAGAGAGATAACTAGACACAGCACTCTGCCTTTTAAGGTCTGTCAAAAAAGTTTCTGCTGTTGTCATATCTTTTGCTTTGGCAATGTTAATAAGATTATCCAGACTACCCTTGCTTGTAGAGAAACCATTGGCACTAACCCAGGCTTTTGATGGGGGGAAGAACCCTAGTCCTGCCATCTGTCTTAGCTTTGTTAGTTGATATCCCCTGGTGTCACAGTCGGGACATCTGTTTGGTTTAGCAAAAGGTGTGCCATCTTTCTTAGTCTTAATTATCTTGCCCTTCCCGTTACAGGTCCGGCAAACATGTGCTTTCGTCTTGACCATTATGGCACTGTTGTCTTTAACAGTTTGTTTAAACTCATCTTTGCTTTCCACATTATCAAACACAACACCCCACGTCTTCTTATCGTACAATATCCGGGAGTATATAACCTGGCTAACTTGCTCCGGGGAGTTGAGATTTATTGGCGTGTCCCCCATAAGCTCTCTTACTTGAGCTTGTAAACGTCTTTCGATATCTGTTAGTTCTTTTTCAAAGTCCTCACGCACTTGCTGTAGTGCAGACTTATCTATCTTAAAACCATTCATATACATTCTTGTTAAAGTCTTGCACACATCGTTAGTTATACCTCTTACATTCACCAATGATTGTGCCTCTGGTTTATCGTACTCTTCAAGCAATCTCCAGTACAGACCTTTAGTAACGACAAGATCCTGATGTAGGTATTTTGATAGATCATCAAGAGGTATCTCGTCCGTTTGATATCCTCGTCTAAAATAATCTTTTAGTGTGTCCGACTTCTTCATGTCTAGGTTGTATCGTATGGCACAATTCTCCAAACTTACGGAGCCCTTTTGTCCACGCTGCAATACGTAATCGCCAAGCATGGTATCAAAGATAGGACCATCATACTTAAAGCCACAGGACCACAACCATTGAAGATCATACTGTAGGTTGTGCCCTATAAGAAGTTCTGTCTTATCCAGTATAGCTTGTAGTTTAGTGTCAGAATCATCATCCGTTATCTTTCTTTCTGTATGATCAAATACAAATATCTGGCTCTCATCCTTCAAACAATCCAGTGCCCCCACTAGAGTTAGGGAGTTGCCAGGCTCAAACGGGTCCAGGTGTAACTTCCCATCTCGTTTAGTTGTCGTGTTTTCTACATCAAGTATTATCTTCATTTTTTTCTTTCTCCTTGGGGTAGTAGACCTCAACGTAGCTATTACATGTAGGACAAGATAGATTAGTTACCATACTATATTCCTCACAATCATCAACGTCATGGTCCCCTCCCCATGTTAATTCAGTATTACAATGCCAACACTTCATGCTGAGTATCTCCCCGTCTCTACATCAAGTTCGACATGGACAGTGCCGTGCCATCCGGTCAATTTATTCTTAGCTAATCTTATGTGTCGTTGTGGATCATTACTGTCCTGGCCTTCAATGTCCGGGTTCTTACTAATCAGTAGCATCAAGTCTGCCTCTGCTGCCTTTCCTGTTTTACTGCCCTCAAGCATAGATTGATTAACATTTATCTTACCTTCAGCCTCTGCTGAAAGTTGGGACATCCAAATTATAACGCAATTATACTTCTTGGCAATGTTTCTTGCGTGAATAGCTGCTTCTTTGAGATAAATATCTGATCTTTCTGACCCGGCTGTTGCAAATTTATCACCCATATCAAGAATAATTATGTCAGGGTTGACACTTTTTGCAAGCTGCTCAACATAATCCATATTCTTATCCGTTGCATCCTTAATAGATAGAAGTTGCTTGATAGGATCGTATCTCTTCAACGCTAGGTTCCTATTCTCCAGGACCTGATCGCTAGACATATTCGATTTGCAGTACAAGTACCTTAAGCCTACCCTTTTGTACGCCTCCTCATTGCACAAAACAACACACTTTGCCCCCTGGTCTATGAATCCCCCCTCAGACGCTAAAATACTGGCGTGGAACGAGGTCTTCCCTGTATTGGGCCTAGCCCCTACGATTACGAAGTGCCCACCACTGAGCCCCTCAACCCGTCTGCGTAGAGATGGGATGTTAAACTTCCATTGGAACTTCAAGTTAAGGTGGTCCACCAAAGTGTTAAAACTAATGTCATCCCCCTCAAATCTAAAGCTAGGTGTGAAGTCATCTTGATAATTATCCAGGATGTTTCTCAATGGCTCTAGGTTATTTTTTGTGCCATTCACATAGTCAAATCCCAGGTTAGCTACCTCCTCTCCAACCATCTGTTGAAACAGTTTAGACAGGACCTCCTTGGCTATCTCATTATTCATGGCCTCTTCTTTGGCTATCTTACTAAACAATATCTCAAAAGAAGATTTGTTTGCTGATGTTAGCGTAGCGTTATTTGCAAAAAACAAAGCCTGTAATTCTGTAAGTGTTACGTCCCTCTCATACTTACTCATAGTTTCGTCCAGGGTATTCTTTATCTTACGAACATCTTTACTAAAAAGTTTGTCCGGGCACTTACTGCCTTTGTGATCCTCGTAGAAGTCACGCTGCATAAGGCTCCTAATTAGTGCTAGTTCTATCATTCTGTTTCTTCTCCTCTATCAATCCATCAATTAAGTTTAACATCTTATCAAAGTCTTCTTTACCCAGGTGCTTTATATAGAACCATTCATTAGCTCTCTTACGACTGAGCCCCTCAGCTAAAGAGTGTGCCATCTTCTCAGCTATACCTCTATGGCTAAACTTTTTAGATGTTACAATCTTATAGTCCCGGTGTGGACTGCCCGTCTGATATCCGTTACATCTATCCTCAGAGTCAATGGCCTTCCCTATTTTATACCAGTTATCCCAGGCCGGGTTCTGTAAGACATACACTTCCCCTTCTGTTGATAATATGTAATTAGCCAGAGAAGAAAAGGCTGCATCGTTAAACGACTTGTACCTTCCTCTCTTCCAAAGGGGGTGTGACTTGGGTATAAATTTACCATTAACAAACATTCTATCTGCGTTCCTTTCTGGCCTCTTTGCGTTGTATTTTCTGTAATACTCCAACAAAGCCTTTCTTTTTTCATCCTTATTAGACATCAATTAGCTCCCTTAACTTGTTGAAATCATTAGGTCTTTTGTACTTTAGGTCATCCTCAATATGCAAAGCATACACTTCTGATGGATCACAATAACTCTTTAACTCTTTCGTATACTCAATGGTCTTGCCTATAACATCCGGGTCAAGAGCCACTATTACTTTGTCGAATCTGTCCAGGTAATCCTTGTGTTCTCGCATCAAGTTTGTACCAAGCAAAGCCACCCCGGTTATACCTAACATAGATTCCCCTACAACTGTAGCTGATATACAATCCTCTACCACTACTGCCACACTTTTACAAGCAGAAACTTTATGTGCGTAATACTTGGCCTCTCCCCCATATCTGTACCACTTAGGATGTGCACTATATAGAGCCCTCCCTATCGCATCTACTAACCTACCATTGTTGTATATAGGAAACACAGCTCGACTATCCTTACAATCATAGAATAGTTCCATAGATAGGTTCCACCTCCTTCTAAACCTTTGAACATAAGCATTATCCCCATCCGTGATACGCTCCGGCATAACAAACTTTTCCGGGGTCTTACTTTCTGTAGCCCCTTGTAGTTTCTTCTTGATTGTATCGGCTAACATATTTGTTATGTAAGAGCCCTTAACATCACAAGAGGCCCGATAACAATTATATAGCAGCAACCCGTCCTGGTTACTGATTGAAAACTTCTTTACTCCATTACACTTGGGACAATCTAATGTAAGTGACTCTCCCTCTTTTACATTTATACCCTCTAAAAAATTTCGTGATGGTATACTAGGCATTTTTATAACTCTCCCTTCTTGTCAATGCGTTATTTGCTGAATTAAATGTGTGTTTTATATATGGCCTCATGGACCCAGGACTACTGTGCCCGGATACTGCCATTATCTGTGTTGTGTCTACCCCGGCCTCAACCATTTCTGTTATAGCTGTTCTTCTCATGTCCATTGCTGTTAGGTTCCTGGGTAATCCGGCCCTATCTTTTACATGGTTAACCATACGACTCACCTCGTTTAGGTGATATACTTTATACTCTCCACTCCGGGGGTATGGATGTGGTGCTACAAACTCTTGAAAATCAAAATCATTATGCTGTTCTTTCAGCATCGCAAACAAACTGTCCTCAATAGGTAAATGTACCTCTGCTCTTCTCTTTGATTGCTCCAGGTCTAATCTTTGGGTGTCAAAATTTATGTTGTCCCATTTTAAACATCGCATATCGCCAACCCTCTGAGCAAAAGCATATGCCATGTGTACTATCAATCCTATGCTACGCCACTTATATTCCCCGTAAGCTACATCTAAAAATGTTTTTACCTGGTCCGGTGTCCACATTACTTTACGCTGCCCCTCCGTCATTTTCTTGACGTTCCTCATGGGGTTACGCATCACTATCTCCAACTCCTCTCCTACGCTGAGAACTAAAGACGTTACCATTGACATAACATTAGCCATTCTAACGCCCCTCTTTACCCATTGCTGATAGGCTATCTTACAGTCAGCAACACCCAGGCTCTCTAACTCTGTGTCCCCCAGGGCCCGATCCGTTGTGATAGGGGTAAGCATAACCCGGTTCAAGGCATACTCATAGTCTTTTTGTGTCCTCCCTCTGAGAGCCAGGAACTGTGGACTATGTAAATAATAATCCACCAGGTCCCGTAAGGTATTTATGTCACTACTTTTCATTATGAAAATCTTCTTTTACTTTTGCCATGGTATGCTTACCAATAATAAAAACAATGATGATGTAACATATTAATAATAAAGTATATCCGTACATTTTATTTCATCCCTTCTGGTTTTCTCAAAGGTAGTCTAACAGTTTTCTTTTGTTTAAACAAGACTGTTCTTTTGTCGTTGCCCTCAAAAGCT